TTATCTATGAGTATGGTGACCTCAAATTTACCAACTTTACCGCTAAAAACAGACCTTTGAAATACGCTGGGGAAATTCAATCGTATATTTTCAAGTTTTATTCTATTCATAATTTCATCCTTTATCTTATCTAATTAAAATATGCTGGGGGTCACCTAGTAGATGTGGGCAGGTACATACGATGACCCCCAGCATATTTTAACGTGACACACATGCACATCTTTTATATCACACATATCACATATTGTCAACTGTATTTTAAAATAAATCAACTATTTTGTCCACTGTAACACCCTTTCTAACGTCATCTTGTCTCACCGCCTGCAGTTTGGCTTGAGGTTTGACCGTAAAATTACTCACAAAATCCTTATCTAACAGTTTGTCAGCTTGAGTGACACCTATAAAACTCTTTTTATAAGCTTCTTCACCTAATTTTTCATATACCGCTGACTCAGCACCGTCTACCCAAATTCTGGAACTTCTACCCTCCACGAGTTTATAACCTTCAAATGTGCCACCTCCAATCAATGTACCATACACATCGTTGTAGACCGATTTCAAGAACTTTTCAATCATAACTTTATTGTCTAAAATTCTTCTCTTATCGTCATCACTCAGCATCAAACTGTCAACGTCTTGTGTCAAGTCTTCTAAATCACTGCATAACACATCCTCAACATATTGCCCTAACACGTTGCAATCTGATTGAGCTAAACACCAGTGGCATTGCTTAGCCCCAGCATTCCTTACGGGGTTACTCACTAAAGTCAATTTAACTCTAGCTTTAACACACTCCGCCCACTCCAATAATTCTTTTGTTGACACCTCCCACTTACTGTAGTTTACACGTCTCGGTTGGACAATGTGTATAGTTATATGACTCACCTTGTCATATAGGAAATCAAAATCGTTGAGACAACCCAAAGCATACAACATGCATTGCGTGTTATTCTCAGCTTGTACTAATGTCATACCATACTTCAAGTCGAATATGTGTATATCACCATCGTTCAATATAGCGTAGTCACATGTTCCGAAACCGTCTTTTGCCAAATGGTTATAGTTAACTCTAACCTCAGACAATGCTAACGAACTTTTATCTTGAAAACTGTAAACGTAATCTAAGTAACTTTGTACGTGACGACACATCTCCCTTGAAATCGAACCTACGTCATTCTTTTCCATCTCGTCTATAACGTTAACGTCTGTAGTTAAATCAGACACCTCACTATCTATAAAATGTACAGCTTCTTTACCTGAGGTGATACACTCATCCGCCAACATGTGGGCTAACGTACCTTCTAAGGCAAATATTGATGACGAGTTGTCATAACTCTCACACGCCTTTATTGACCCGGGACAATTTAACCAACGGCTGGAACCTGACGCACTGTGTTTGGAGTGGGACACGATAACTATTCTCCTGTAGATGTGGATGTAGAATAGTCTTTCAATAACTCCACCACACCAGTGTAACCGTTATCAACCGCTATGCAATAAGCCTGTCTAAATGCCTTATCCATAACTTGAAAGTTAGTATCTCCAACTTGTTCAATCATATCATCAAGTAACTCTAACGATAGTGGTTTTAATTCACTCAAAATTATTCTCCTGTTTCTGTAGGTAGGGAACTCTTCAACAATTTCAACATCTCGAAATCACCATTACCCAACGCCGATCGATAACAGAAGTTTCCACGTACGCTCTCACTTGTGCAACCTTTTTCTAACAGCAACTTTACAATGTCAATATTCCTCATCTCAACAGCACACAATAGTGCAGAATTTTGGACAGATACGCAATCACTATAAGGTAGTATCAATTCTACAATGGTCACCTTACCCGTCTCAACTGCAGTGCGTAAAAAACGAGATTCCAAATCCGAGGTAGAAAAATCCAACTCGTTCAACACCATTTCAACAACCTTAGGTATTCTAGAGGATATGGCACACTCTAACACTTGTTCAGCTAACTCCTCATAGTCATCAAAGTATCGTGAGGTAACCTCATATAACATTGATTCCACCACTGATATATCTGCCTCGTAACATGCTGTAACGAGGTCAATTTTAAAATCTATCTCCCTCTTTTCTTGTAACATTTCTTGCAGCATGTCGTTGAAATCTAAATCATCCATGACTATAAACCCTTTTAGTTTGTAGTGTTGTGAATCAATTTGGCACGAAATTCTTCCAGAATTTTCATTTTGATGTTGCAAACCCAAATTTCTAACAGTTCTACAACTTCTTTGATTTCACTGAAAGGTGGGATTAAACAAATTGAGTCTCTGATATCAATAACTCCACCCATGTATATTGCATCAAAATTTACTCTAATTTCAACAGCTTCACCTTTCATCACAGGGTCCAAAGACAACTCTCGGGGATTACTCAACTTCAAAAACGTGTTATCATCAACTAACCTAACGCTTAAATAGCAAAAAATTTGGTTCCACATGTCAGCCCTACTACTACTTAACTCCGTTGACTCGGTGACAGGATTAAAAGATCCTTCACGTTCATCACCATACGTTAGGATTCGACCATGAGTTGAATTCATGTTAGAATATTCAAAGGCATCACTAATGTTAGAATATTCAAAGGCATCACTAATGTTAGAATATTCAAAGGCATCACTAATATCACAACCTTTGGGGGCGTAATTACGTATGTAGTTAGTTATCAAATCTGACAACTTGTCACTTGAAATACTACCATATTTGAACTCTATTTTAAACATAACTAAACTCCTTACATTTTAGAAACCCGTGCGTAAAAAATATCACGACTACTGGGCTTCAACTCTGACAAAGATGACACTTTAAAATCGTCATTCAACATATCTTTCAACGATTGTTTGTCTACACCTTCAGCTATTTTTAACTTAGCTAACTTTTGCACTTCTTCTAATGTTTTACTATCAAACTTACCAAGTTTATCGTCTTCCGTGGTATCTACCCCCATAATCGACGAACCTTCGTCAACTTCCGTTGGTTCTACACGTTCACCACCCTCAACCGCAATCTCAATATCAATTGCATTCTCAATCGTTGAGCAAAGTTTTTCCATTGTTTCGTGGAATTTTTCCAACGATACAGTTAGTTTTTTTATTTCACTTTCTATTGACATGATTTCTAATCCTCTATTTGTGATTCACTTATGATGCCGACAGGTAGGGAGAGTGATGGAGAGGTTACCAATCTAAATTGCAACTACTTTGGAGGCATAAACAACTTAGGAGTATCCAACCATCAACCTATCGACATTGAACAGTTATAGGGTTATATTTTACTATTGTCAATATTAAATGTGACATATGTAAATTGTATTTACATTACTGTGAACAAGTGTTACCTTTCTAAACTTACTTATATTAATGCAAACAAGGTGTGATTATGACTACTAGACCGCTAATGACTTTGAATCAAATTAAAATAGGGCTCAAAGATATACGCTTCCATTCCGTAACACAAGCAACCAACTTGAGTTATCCCACATTACAAAGGTTAGCTAAAGGTGAAGCTAACAACTATACATTGGAAACTTTGACCAAGATATCCGATTATTTATGGGATAGAAAAGAAGCCGTAGATATTGATTAATTATAAAATCTAGGTTAAAACCGATGGTAAATAAGCATATTGTAAACGAATACCTAGATAATGACAAAACTCTTACCCTGCTACAAAACAACACTAAGAAGTTAGTAAGAAAAGATTTGCTTCCCAAAACAATAACCAAGGAGGTGTTGCACAAGTACAAAGGTAACTTGGCATGGGTATTGGGTATGAACGATTTGGTAGTGGATGTTGACCCTAGAAACGGGGGTTTTGAAGGTTTCGACAAACTGAAATCACATATCAAAGAACATGACCCACATCTTGAGCTAGAACCTACAGTATACACCGCACAAGGGGGGTTTCACATATACTTATCAATTCCCACAAACTATCAAGGTGAGCGATATAGGAAGGAATTGAAAGATTATGAGGGGGTTGAGTTCATAACCTCAGGTCTTAGATGTCTGATTGCTGGTTGTGAAACAGAAAAAGGTAGTTACACATGGGGTGATGACTTAACAGGTGGGTTCACACAAGAGATTGCTCCTAACTCCATAATGTCACTAATCACCAGAAGTGACGAACCAGTAACCAAACCTGTAACTAATTATGATAAACCCACTTCAAAAAAGGTTGAAGGGTGGTTAGATACCCTAGACCCGTCCACAGATTATAACACTTGGCTCAATGTGGGTATGGCACTGCATAATTGGGACAGTGAAAACGGTTGTGACTTGTGGGTTAATTGGTCTAAGTATGGTGACAATTACGAGGTTGGAGTATGTGATGACAAGTGGAAAAGCTTCAAATCGGATTCCGAAAATGGGGTGACTATAGGCACTATATCGCATATGGCTAAAGAAGGTCGTTACGATGAGTTGACCCAGAGGGTGGACGACTACATATCTAAGATAAACAAAGCTAACCAGAAAGAAATTGAATTGAATATAATACCCAAAATAAAAAGTTGCGGGTTTAATGGGACAGATTTGGAAAAATTATGCCTATCTATAAAAGATAAATATAAATCCTTTGGTTCACCCATAGGAATAGCACATATAAGAAAATTATTAGTGAACAATGTGCAAAAGTTGGATGATGTGGTACCTGCATGGTGTAACAAGTGGTTGCACGTGAATTCGCACGACCAGTTTGTGAACATGGATACGAGAGAATGTTACAGTTACTCATCTTTCAATCAAGTCAACGGTAAGTTTGTCCCACGGGGTGGCGGAGGTCACAAACCTTCAGCCTCCAAATTCACGGCAGATGGTGGATTGATACAACAAGTGTCGTCTATAACATACCTACCCACATATAACGGGGCTATATGTCAGATTGATGGTAAGAAGTTATTCAACACATTCAATCCGAAATCAATACCCAAGGAAGCTGCTGAATTAACTGAAGGAGGTAAACAATATGTAGAAATGTTGGTAAATCACATCAACATGATTATAGGGACAAAAGAAGACTCAAAAATATTTATAGAATGGTTGGCACATCAAGTACAACACCCGGGTAAAAAGATTTTGTGGTCACCCCTAATACAAGGAGTGCAAGGGATAGGTAAGTCATTCTTTGGAAATATATTACGTCAATGCCTTGGTGACGCAAACGTTGGGGTCATAGGCCCAAAAGATATCGCATCAGATTTCAACCAGTGGGCAACAGGCGTGTGCGTAAACATAATAGAGGAATTGAAAATATCCGGTAAAAATAGATTTGAAGCTGCAAACGCTTTGAAACCTTTAATAACTGAACCAATAATCCCCGTGCATGCGAAGAATGTAAATCTATACAACACATACAACACCTGCAACTACATAGTGTTTACAAACTACAAGGATGCCATCCCCTTGGAGTATGGAGATAGGAGATGGTGGATAATATTCTCAAAATTAGAATCCGACAGTGATTTAATAAAGAACTTTGGCAAAAGCACTGAAGACTATTTTGATGAATTGTTCGAGGGTTTAGGTAAGTATTCAAGTGAAGTTAGATTGTGGTTGTTAGACCATAAAATAAGCGACGAATTTATGAAAATTAAAAAAGCCCCCATGACATCACACAAGAGAATCATGATAGCAACTGAAGAATCTGCCAACGATGGTTATGTGGAAGTTAGAAACGTCATAGATGATGGTGGAGACTACTATAATAAAAAAATAATAGCTTCTGAAAACTTATGGTTAGATATGATAATGCTTCACCCAGACGTATCATTGAATAATAGAAGTAAGAACATGATACTAAAACGGTTGGGGTATCTGAACATACGTAGTCGATTCCGTGTCGATGGTGAACTAAAAAGTATTTGGGCAAAGTATGATTATTCCGATGATGAGATAAGAGAATCTCTATCAAAAGCCTCCCCGAATGACGGATTTTTACTATAATCAACTACAACCTCCACTACTGTTCGTAAACTATCGTTAATCCGAACATTAAACAATCAATAGTAGTTAATGTTCGAATAACTTTTTTACGAACAGCGTTAACAATTCAAATATCGCAAAAAAACCAACTGTTCGGATTAAATCCACATTCCGAACAGGTAATTATCTGTTCGTAAAAAAGTTATTCGAACATTAACTATTGAAGTTAACGTTTGAAGTGTTCGGAATGTGAAAACACTTCGAACACTTATTTAACAATTGGTTACGTTAACCTGTCAGTTGTGTGAATTGTCAATATGCAACCGGTAAGTGTTTTCTATTGCAAAACAATAGAATTCTATTTCGAACAGGTTATTATCAGGTAGAATCAATAACTTGAGCTATTGTGTTCGGAATGTTCGGAATAAACGTCACTTTACTGAGATATATAGGAATTTTTTTATTTTTTTGTAGTACACTGTATCCCGATTTGCAGTTATTCCGAACACTTCGAACAGTTGACTTTGAACTTTTGTTGAACGATAAGGAATTAATAGATTTGGCGTGTTGTAAAGTTTACTCCACAACTAAACTTTTTGGTGTTATGGAGTAAAATGATATTGAATATGTGATTGACAATGTGTGATATGTATGTTAAATTAAAATCCTCCTTATTAAAGAGGTTATTGTATCTCTGTTGGACGTTAAGGTTTAACGGGGTCAGACAACCATCAAAAGTGATATCACATAAAGTACTTGTATCATTTTTGAAATTCACGTGATGCTGTCGAGTCTTGGCGTGAAGTGTAAGTTTTCATATTACTGTCTTGCTAACGTGATATGAAGCTCACAGGTGGTGATATGTGAATATACGGGGTTGTATTGAATCTGCAATTTTCGTAAATTTGTATGCCACACATCACCACAAAACTGGGTAGACGTACCTAGTAACTCGATAAAGTGTGGTAGGTGGCAATCTAGTAAATTGCTGCCTACCACCTGAACACATAACATATTGTAGTTGACACTATGTAACATACGTGTTAATTTAAAGTTAGAGCAATATGTTATGTGTTGGGGGTGATTGTGGTGATTTGTGCTTTATTATTCACCACCCCTAACGTATTTTAATGCTTGTATAACTAACTCTAAAAGTGGCACGCATATTTTGACACAGAGTGCCACTTTTCTTTTGAATAAATCACCCAAACACATCGCAGTTGACACCATGTAACATAACTGTTATTTTGACATGAGGTTAACGATTTTAGGTGGATGATGTACCACACACGAAGAAAAGACGTAAATGAGGCTCGCAGACTGTTAGCTAAGATGCAGGAGCAGGGGGGTGATACCCCACTTTCGTTCATGTTCAAAGTTTTAAACCATCCAAAACTAGATTACCCGATTAAGTTGGAGGCTGCTGCAAAGTTAGCACCATATCTATACAGTAAACAACCTGTAGAGTTACAACATACGGGTGAAATACAAGCGTTAGCCTTCTATACCCCCAATAGGCGAGAAATGAAAGTTTGCGATTCCGATTTCATAGACCCTGAGGACGTGGATATCGATGACTTATGACCTAGTTAAAGATTACTGCGATAATGTAATCGGAAACCTAACCTTACCACAGAAGAAAATTTTTTATTCAGATAAGAGGTTTAAGGTTGTGGTTGCTGGTCGCAGGTTTGGTAAAACGGTGTTGGGTATAAACGATTGCTTATACGAGGCTATGCAAGGTTCAAATAGAGAAATCTGGTACGTTGCACCCACTTACATGTTGGCGAAATCCTTGGTATGGGAAGCGTTAAAAGGTTCTATACCTATAGAGCTGTTGAAAAGTAAGAATGAGAAAGAATTATCAATAGTCCTAAGAGGTTTCAACTCCAAGATTGTTTTGAAGGGTGCTGACAATCCTGACAGTCTGAGGGGTGCAGGGTTAAATCATGTGGTATTTGATGAGGCTGCTGATATATCACCTGAGGCATGGTATCAGGTGATATATCCAGCTCTCACAGATAAACAAGGTTCAGCGTTATTTATCGGAACACCTCAAGGTTACAATTGGTTTTATGACTTGTATGTTGACGCTGAGAATGATTCGCTTTGGCAAGCGTTCACGTTCACTACTGCGGACGGTGGTAATGTACCGCAAGAGGAGTTGGATTACGCCAAGCGGACATTGTCGAAAAAACACTACGAACAAGAGTTCTTAGCTTCATTTGAAACTTTGTCAAATAGAGTTTACTTTACTTTTGATAGGCGATATAATGTTGATAGTAGTGTCGAAGATTTGGGGGGTGATATTCACATTGGGATGGATTTTAACGTTAGCCCTATGTCGTGTACGATAAGTAGTAAGTGTTCAGACCAATTACACACGTGGGACGAGATATGCATATTGAACGGTAATACTGAAGAAATGGCACTAGAGATAAAAACCAGATTTGCAGATAGAAAGATTATAGTTTATCCCGACCCCTCTGGAAAGAGTAGGAAAACAAGTGCGGTGACAGGTAGAACCGATTTTACTATATTGAGAGAGTTCGGGTTTGAAGTTGTGTCACCTAACAAAGCGCCACCCGTAGTTGATAGGATTAATGAGGTCAACGCCTTAATGTGTAATTATAAGGAACAAAGACGGGCGTTCATTCACCCCAGATGTAAGAATTTGATAAAAGGTTTTGACGGTTTGACGTATAAAAAGGATACGTCGCAGCCAGATAAGACTTTGGGGTTAGACCACTTCCCCGACGGTTATGGTTACAAAGTTCACATGATGTTCCCTATCGTTGGGAATAAGGTTAGTAAGTTAAAAATATTAGGGTTGTAATTATGTCAGTTGACACCGAACACGAGACGTATAAAGAATTTAAAAGTATCTGGTCGAAATGTAGGGACGTGGTGTCGGGTCAAGAGAAGGTGCATAGTAAAGGTGACCTATATCTACCTAAGTTGTCAGGTCAAAACTCATCGGAGTACGAGGCATATAAATATAGAGCTTTGTTTTACAATGCCACCCAAAGGACAGTTGACGCAATGGTTGGGTTATTGTTCAGGAAAGACCCTAACGTTGAAGTTCCGACAAGTGTTGAACTTTGGTTAGATAACATTGATATGCAAGGTAACTCGTTAGATAATTTTGTACAGAAGTTAGCTGAGGATGTGTTGACTGTGGGGAGGTACGGTGTACTTGTTGAACACCCTGTAAAGACGGACGACGTAGTTACTCAAAATGACGCTGAGAGGGTGGGATTGAGACCTTTTATAACGGGTTACTCTGCTGAAAATGTTGTGAATTGGAACACCACCGTAGTAAACAACGTCACACTACTCAATCAAGTGGTACTGAGGGAGTACAGTACCGAGCCAGGTAATAGTGATTTTGAGTGGAATTGCGTAGAGAAATATAGGGTTTTAGATTTGAGCCTTGAGAATGGTGGGCGTTACCGACAAAGAGTCTTTAGAGCAGTAGATAACGGTAACTTCATGTTGGAATCGGAAGTATTCCCTACAAATAACGGTAATCCGTTTTTTGAAATACCGTTTATTATTATCAGTGCTAAAGATTGTGATTTCGAGGTTGTTAAACCCCCTATTTTGGACTTGGTAAATGTAAATGTATCTCATTACGTGACTACTGCGGATTTGGAACATGGTGCACATTACACAGGACTACCTACAGTGGTGGTAACTGGTCACAGTAAAGGTGAAAATGAGTCGTTTAAGATTGGTTCAACTTCAGCGTGGGTATTTGCTGAAGAAGAAGCGGACGTAAAATATCTAGAGTTCACAGGTCAAGGGTTGGAGGCTTTGGAGAAACGTACCGCATCAAAAGAGCGACAAATGGCAACATTGGGGGCAAGATTGTTGGCTGAGGATAAGGCTGCAGCTGAGACGGCAGAAGCTCACAATATAAAACGGCAAGGTGAAAACTCAGCTTTATCAGCGGTAGGACAATCGATATCGTCGGGTGTAACACAAGCGTTGCGGATTTTGTCCGAGTGGTCTGGTGTGGACGGCGGAGAGATTGAATATTCCATAAACGATGACTTTACACCTGATAGTATGGATTCAACCATGCTGGTGGCATTACTTCAAACGTGGCAATCTGGGGGTATGTCATACGTAGAATTTATCCGAAATCTAAAAAGAGGGGAGTTGATTAGTGCGGATAAAAGTGCTGGAGATGTGAAAGATGAGATTGAGCTTGAGGGTCCCATAATTACCAACACTGTAGATGAAGGGTTTTAATGGTCAACGCTAATGATGAGATTTTTGAAAAGACCTTAGACCAACAGTTGAACAGCTTTAGGATTGAGGGTGATATACGGACTAAGGTTTTGAAAGACTTGTTGAAAATGGAAAAAAAGATAATCAAGAAAATTGAACTTATCGCACCGGAACAAGCTGAGAACTTCACAACTAGACGACTTAACCGAATGTTGAGAGAGGTTAGAAAGATAATTAGAACCGACTATAAAGATATAGATAAAAAACTTGGTGAGGAGTTGGCGGAGTTGGCTAGAATAGAATCTAAAAGACAGGGGGTTATATTAGCCGATTCCTTAGATGTGGAGTTAGATACCGACTTTCTGCCTATATCTAAGATAAATTCAATCTACAAAAATTCTTTGATTGAAGGTGCACCAAGTTCTGAATGGTGGTCAAGGCAGTCTTCACAATTGCAAAGAAAGTTTCAAGATGAGATGCGTGTTGGGATTCTTTCAGGTGACACTAACGCACAACTTGTGCGTAGGGTTAGAGGTAGTAAAAGTTTTAATTTTAAAAACGGTATAATGCAAGTTTCGAGAAGGAACGCCGAGGCTCTGGTTAGAAGTTCTGTGCAAACATCGTCTAATCAAGCTAGATTTGAGATGATGGAAGCTAATGTAAATTTGATAGGTTCATATAGACATGTGTCAACTTTGGATTCGAGAACTAGTAGCGTATGCATTGTTAGGGATGGTAAACGGTGGAAAGCTGACACTAAAGAACCCCTAGGACATTCGCTACCTTTTCTAATACCCCCGATACATTGGAATTGTAGGAGTAGTTCAGTTGCTGAGGTTAAGGGTACTAGATTACCTAAAGATGCAACTAGAGCTTCCGACTCTGGGGAAGTGCCTGCAAATGACAATTTTGAGGATTTTTTATCTAAGAAAGGTAAAGGTTATCAAGATGAAACTTTAGGTAAAGGTAAAGCTGAATTGTGGAGAAATGGGAAAATAACTTTAAATCAACTTTTAGACCAGCAGGGTAACCCTTTGACGTTATCCCAGTTGGAAGCTAAATATAATCAATAAAGGAGTGTCCAAATGGATTTAACTGAAGTGAAAAACTTTTTATCTACTAACGATGAAGGAAAAACCTATCTCAATGAGTTGATAGAGAAAGCTAAGGAGGGGTTAGTGAAGAAGAATAGCGAGTTGTTGGGTATAAATAAGAAGTTGAAGACTGAGAAAGAGGAGGTTAAGAAAATTAACGACAACCTAATTGCCGACAATGAGAGGCTTGAGGATTCTAAAACGCAAAAAACCAGTGACGTGGAGGAGGCTTTGAAGAAGCAAAAAGAGCGTTATGATAGGGATTTTGAAAAATTGACGGGTGAAAAAAATTCAATTTCGACCCAATTGACTAGTTTATTAGTTGATTCTGGCTTAAAAGATGCATTAATTTCATCAAATGTGTCAAAAGAGTATTTACCTGCGGTGACGGCTCTGTTAAAGTTAGATAACAAGATTGAAATATCTTCAGAAGGAGATATACCGAAAGCCGTAATTGGTAGTGAAGACTTGTCGGACTTTGTTAAAAGTTGGTCGGAGTCGGATACAGGTAAATTATACACCTCTGCAAGGGATAATTCAGGCGGTGGAGCTCACGGCTCAAACATTAAAAGCAACGCTATAAATGTCGGGAACTTGTCACCACAAGATAGGATGGTGTTAGCAAGAAAACAATCACAAAGCAATTAAATTTAAACAAGGATAATTATAATGCCTATTACTTTAGTCGAAGCTAACAAGTTAGCGTTAGGACGTAACCAAACAATGTTATCAGCTATCATAGAATTGTTTGCCACAACGTCACCAATTCTAAAAATCTTACCTTTCAGAGATATTGAAGGGAATGCTTTATCTTACAATCTGCAAGAGACTCTACCCGGTATCGGATTTAGAGGGGTGAACGCTGCTTTTGCAGAATCAACCGGTGTAATCAACCCAAAAACTGAGCAATTAGTTATTGCTGGTGGTGATATGGACGTTGACAGTTTCATCATTAATACTCAGGGTTCAGGTATACGTGAAACTCACGAGACTATGAAAGTTACGGCTGCTGCATTACGTTGGACAAAAGAATTTATTAAGGGTGACAACACCACAGACCCTACGGTATTTAGTGGGTTACAAGCTCGTGTTTCTGGAGATCAGGTGATTAGTGCCGGTAGTGATTCAGGTGGGTCAGCATTATCTTTGAATTCCTTGGATAGGTTAATTGACCAAGTGAGTGGTCCAACCCATTTAGTAATGAACAAGACTCTACGTCGCAGATTAACCGCAGCTTCAAGAGACCCTGCGGTTGGTGGTGATATTCATCGTACGGTTGACCAGTTTGGGGTGCAAGTCACGTCATATGCAGGATTACCCATTTTGGAGATGGAGCGAGATAATGAGGATAACGAAATCTTAGGTTTTGATGAAGCTGCCTTCACGGGTACGCCCACAGCAACATCAATTTACTGTTTGAGTGTCGGTACAAATAAGTTATCTGGTATTCAAAACGGTGGTATTCGAGTTAGAGACTTAGGAGAATTACAATCTAAACCTGTTATGCGTACACGTGTGGAATGGTACACGGGTATGACTATATATAATGGGAGGTCTGTGGCGAGATTGAACCATATCGCTGATGCACCAGTTGTCAAATAATTATTTATAAGGAGTAAGTACTATGTCTATTAATTCACAACGCCCCATTGCTAACGGTGTCGTCAAAGATGTTTTATTAGAGTTAAAAGATTCGGGTTTGGTAGCTGTGTCTGCAGCTGCTCAAGTCGGTGGTCAGGATAAAATATTAGATTTAGGTTTAGGTAAGTTTAGAGCTGACGTAATTATTGATGCTTCAGCGGTTGAAGTTGACACGGATGATGAACGTTATACTATCATCACTCAATTCTCAACTTCAGATACCTTTGCATCCAATATCGTGAATGGTACAACGTTGTACCTAGGTTCTGACGGTGGGGCTTTGGCAAACGCTGATACGGGTAATGTTGAAGGTAGATATAAACTACCTTTCACAAACATAATTGATGATGTACACTATCAATATATGCGATTGTTTACGATTGTGAGTGGTACAATTGCCACAGGTATAGATTATGAAGCTTTTGTAACTATACGATAGTTGTTGAAAGAGGTGGGGGTAACTCTCCACCTCTATAATGCGGAGTAAAAATATGTCCATAATTTCCCAACGTCTTGTTGCCAATACCAACACTCAAGACGTCACCTTAATACTGAAGGATAGTGGTTTTGTGTTGACTTCTTCACCTGCCCAAGTTGATGGTCAGGACAGGATAATTGATATCGGTACGGGTAAGGTTGAAGGTGATGTGATTGTAAAGGTTACAGACATTGAAGTTGACTCAGGAAACGAATTGTATGGTATCATTTGCCAATTTTCAAATGATGGTACTTTTGCATCGGGGGTAACGTCACCATTAACGCTATTTGCTGGAGTACCGAACCCTATACCGGGTGACATCACCTTAGGTGTGGGTAATTACACGTTACCTTTTGTAAATGTGTTTGGGGATGTACATTATAGGTATATGCGTCAATATACGTTCATACTTGGTGCAGTTGTGTCAGGTATCAACTACACTTCTTATATAGTTTATAAATAAAAGGATTAGAATAATGATAAACGAAGAATATACGAAAGTCGTAAGACTAAAATCCAAAGATGAAGAATTGTTCAAGAAAGAGGGTGTGATAATAAGACGACCCATTGACGCTAGGGAGATTTTAGCTTCTGGAGGTTATGAAGTGGTTCCTAACATTACTAAAGTGGTTGGGGTTGCAAACGTCTTAGATGATAAGGTGGAGTTGATTAAGTCTATGAATACTAAAACTCTAACTTCATTTGTTAAAAATGAGGGTTTGAACGTGAATATTTCTTCTGGAAATCTAGTTGAAAAGCGGAGTAAAGTTATAGATGCGTTACAAAACCCCCCGGAACAGGAGGTTGAACAGGAAGTTGAACAGGAAGTTGAACAGGAAGTTGAACAGAAAGTTGAACAGGAAGTTGAACAGGAAGTTGAACAGAAAGTTGAACAGGAAGTTGAACAGGAAGACGATGATTTATAGTGTAGGTGTGGTATGGTTTTAGTAGTTGAGTCAGGTGAAGGTGATTTATATGCCGATGCTTACGTAAGCATCGCCTTTACCGATACTTATCATTCTGACAGGGGTAACCTTGACTGGGCATCGGTTATAACCTCAGTCAAAGAGGAAGCTATCCGTAACGCTACTGAATATTTAGACGCAACGTATGGTTGGATAGGTTACATAAAGTTACAGACTCAGGCGTTAGGTTGGCCCAGAACATTTGCGTATGATAAAGAGGGTCGGGATTTGAGTGATATCGTACCTTTGGGTGTTGAAAGGGCTTGCTCTGAATTAGCGTTAACCGCCCTTTCATCAAACCTTCTGGACAATACCACGCGTTCGGATTTTGTAACTAGAGAAAAGGTTGACGTAATTGAGGTGGAATATAAAGACGGGTCGCCTAAAGGTGTGCAGTACAACTATGTGGATAGATTGTTGGGTGGTTTAACTTCTGGTTCGGCAGATTCTTCGCAAGTTAGTTTGGTGAGGGTTTGATATGGTAGATTATGCGAAGTTGTCAGATACAGCCCTGAGCTTGATTGATGATAATGGTAGGGATTTAGTGTTGCGGAATACGTCGGGTGGGGTGTATGATACTTTGACAAATTCTATAACTGGTGCAACTGTAGTGGATGAGAATGTTAGGGGTGTCATGTCTGGTTACTCTAAGATGCAGGTGGACAATAAGAATATTAAAGTTGGTGATAAGCTTTTCATACTACCTGCTAGGGGGATTTCTGGGGAAGTTAATCAAGATACCGTTATTATAGACGGTTCCGACGAATGGTACGCAATAAAGGTTGATGAGATTAGACCGGGTGACGTGGTAATCATGTATAAAGTTCAGGTGAGAAAATGACCATAAACTTGAGTAAGCTAGCTATAGCTATACATAAAGCAGAGAAGGAGATTGAGTTGACAACTGTGAACGTGATGAAGTCTTTGGCATTACAGATAGATCAAAGTCTAGTATTAAATACACCACGTGACACGGGTAGAGCTGCTGGTAACTGGATAACTTCAATAAAAGAACCTTCAAGGGAAGTTAGAGAAATTGAGTCAAATGGTGGTATACCCACAGAAGACCTTGACGTAATTGCTAGTGCAAAACTTGGTGATACCATATACATATCTAACAACCTACCGTATATCGGGGTACTGAATGACGGCTCTTCTCAACAAGTGGCTGCAGGTTTTGTTGAAAAGTCAATTATAGTTGCTGAGGAGAGTTTCAATAGTGAGGGTGAGTTATGACGTTTTCAGATAGAAAAAAGGAGATGTTGGGGTATTTCAGTACTAACCTGTTGGGGATAAGTGACCCTCAAATTGTGTGGGACGGTGTTGCCAACGAAGCTATTGATAAAGATATACCTTGGATTTCTGTGTCAATACAACCTACTATAGCTAACATAGTTAACTTGAATAGGTTATCAAAAAGGGTTAGGCATGTGGGTTTGTTCATTGTACAGATTTTCATCAAACCTAACCGGACTACTGAGCAAGCTGATATATTGGTGGATGCTGTTGGTTCAGCATTGGAGGGTAGTCGTAGTTCGAACGGTGTAATATTTACCACCACAAATATCAATAGAGTGGGTGTGACCAACGGTTACTACCAAATAAACACCTTTACAAGGTATAAGTACGATGATGTGCGTAATATTTAATTCGGTTCACCTACGGTTATCGCCGATTTTGTTTAATTAAAATGAGAGTAACAACATGGAACTAGTACGGATTAAATTTTTACGTGATAAAGGTTCGGCAAAAAGAGGTCATAGGGGGTATTATGAGAAGTCGGTTGCTGAAAGATTGATTATTTCAGGTGTGGCTGAAAAGGTCACCAGTCCTAAGAATGAAGTGAAACCTAAAATCAAGGATAAAAAATAATGTCAGATACATCACAAGTACAGGTACGCATATATGAAGAAGTGTCATGGGGCGAAGACCCTAGCACTTCCAACAAGATGTCGGATTTAAATATTGTTTCCGCAGACCTAAAAGCTGAGGTTAGAAAGAAAAGCTCTGACGTTATCAGAAGTGACGGTAACAACAAGAGTATAAGCTTGATTGGTAAGGGTGCTTCTGGGTCTATGGGTTACGAGTTGGCTCACAAGGAGTTAGAGACAATTTTTGCAGGGTTGTTGCGTAGCGACTATTCGACACCGCTTGACGTTACTGCTGCGACCATATCAGCTACTGATATAGGTAACACTATTGATGATAGTGGTAGTGGTTTTGGTGATGCTGTGGTCGGGCAATGGGTCAGAGTATCGGGATTTTTGGGTGACCCCTTAAACAACGGGTTTGCTAAAGTTACAGCTGCCACAGCTGCACAATTGACTTTGTCGGCTATAGATTTATCCGATGAGGCGTTGGGGAACCCTATTACTGTGGAAGGTCGTTTTTTGGTCAATGGAATAGCTGAAAAGTCCTTTTTAATTGAGCAACAATTTTCGGCAGCAGATTTTGAATACTTCACAGGTATGGAGGTGGTGAGTTGTACGTTCAACTTTGTCTTAGACGACCACGTTAAAGTCACCTCTGAGTGGTTGGGTAAAGAGGGTTTTAGAGCTGTAACAACTCAAGGCGACGGTTCTCCAAATCCTGCGGAAACTACGCAATCAATGGGTGTTGTTGATGCATTATCCTTTTATATCGACAATACTTTGACTGTGGAGGATGTGGTATCATTCAACGTGACAGCCACCCCAGTACTTAGAACACAAAACGCTATAACTGCGAGGGGTTTAGCTGTGGGAATTGGTTCAGGTACGTTTAACGTCACGGGTACTTTAGAGGTTCACAACGAGAACAACGATTTACTATCTGATATGGACGGTTTTGAGACGAAATCTTTAACCGTGATTGTTGGAGACACTGACGGGAATAACATCGTTTTAGATTTCCCAGCGTGCAAACTTAGTGACGGAACAAGAGCGGTGCCGGGTCAAGATCAAGATGTGATCACGTCCATACAATTTGAAACACTACTAGACGAAACTATTGCGGGTCAAATGGGTATTACAATCATTGACGCACTTTAGTTACTTCTTACCCTGTTTTAACCTTGTGTTTTATGTGGTGGAAGGGTGTCGCAGGGTCACCAAGAAGCCACTCCTAAATATAGGAAACTGTTATGACTAATTTACTAGATGTATTTGGTACCGATTTAACCTTAGAAAAAGAAGGCGTGTGGGTTGAATTTGCGGAAGGGATTAAATTTAAAATACGCCCTATGCGAAACAAAAAATTTATAGCACTTTTGCAAAAACTACAGAGACCTTACAAGTCCGCAATTAGAAATGGCTCTATCAAAGAAGACTTGCACCAAGGGTTAATAACCAAAGCGTTGGCAAAAGAGGTGGTTGTTGACTGGTTGGGTGTGAATGATTTGGAGTCTGGTGAACCTTTAGATTACTCTTGGACTAACGCTACAAGATTGTTATCCGATGCTAGAATGGAAAGACTGTTATTGATGGTCGTAGAAGTTGCTGGAGAGCAAGAAACCTTTAAAAATATTGAGGAAGAAGAAACGGAAAAAAACTCAGAGAAGTCCTCAAGTGGCAATTCCAATGGGAAGAAATCAGCGAAAAGTTAAAACCGCTGATTGCTCGTGGGAAGCCGATAAAAGAGTGGGATGATAGACCCGTTTTATTTGAGGACTTACACCCTGTGTGGGGTGCATTTTGGACATTACACAAAGGTAGAGTGTGTGGAGTATCTGGGGTTAATCCTATACAGGTATCTGAAATCATATGTTATAGTAATGCTTTCAACATGGACATAGAAAATCTTTTGTTTTGTGTCCAAATATTAGATAATGAATACTTGAAGTGTATTCAAGACAAACATAAAGGGCGTGAGAAGGTGAAGTAATGACGACGGTACCCATTGACGTTAAGGTTGACTCCTCAGGTGCAAAATCAGGTGCAAAAGGGGTCACACGCTCTTTCAACTCTATCATGAGTAAGGCAAAACAAACTGACAGGGCAACAAGTAAGTTAAATCGAAGTTTGAAGGATACTGCTACGGTCACAAACCAACTTGGTAAATCTGTCAGAAGTTTTGCTATATTCAGTTCTGCGATAGCTTCCACAACCTTGGTTATAAAAAATAGCGTCGCTCAAGCTATTAAATACAGAACCGCCTTAGCTGAGGTAAATACACTTGTTGGGGACACCTTCAACTTTCAGAAGTTGAAGGAGGGTGTCAGAGAGGTTTCACTTGAATTTGGGAAAATGCCCACAGAACAAGCTAAAGCTGCCTATCAAATCATATCGGCTGGCGCGTCTTCTGCTGCGGAAGCGTTGGATATTCTCAGTGCGTCTAACAAGTTAGCTATTGGGGGCGTAACTCAAGTTTCCGTTGCTGCCGACGGTCTGACGAGTATTTTAAATGCTTACGGGGATGGTGTTAAGGGTGCCACTGAGGTCAGTGATGCACTATTTGTTGCAATGAAGGGTGGTAAGACTACCATAGGTGAGTTGAGTGCTGCAATAGGTAAAGTGGCACCTATTGCAGCACAAACAAACGTATCACTTGATGAATTGTTAGCGTCGATATCCGCACTTACCAAAGGGGGTATTGCTACGACTGAGGCGGTGACGGGTGTCAGAGCAATTCTTGCAGCCGTGGCGAAACCTACCAAAGAAGCTACCGATTTAGCCAAAGAACTAGGTATAGAATTTAGTGCGTCCGCTTTGAAGGCTAAGGGTTTTGCAGCTTTTTTGCAAGAACTTAAAGAAAAGACTGGGTCTAATACTGAATCTATGGCTCAATTGTTCGGGGGTGTTGAAGCCCTAATTCCCATATTAGCTTTGACAGGTAAATCCAGTAAAGACTTTTCAAAAATATTAGATGATATGGGTAAAAAGGTTGGGGAAACAGGTGAAGCTTTCGAAAAGATGGCCAGTACCCCAGAACAAGCCATAAACAGGCTTAAAGTTAGGTTTGTCGACTTAAGCATATCTATTGGGGATAGTGTTACGGATAGGATGTTACCAGCCATTAAAGCCCTCACTGAGAACTTTGACGCAATGGTTGTTGTGCTGATTGGTGGTATTGGTGGTATAGGTGTAGCTTTAGCGTTAATATTCCCACAAATAACCGCGGTAACGGTGGGGGTGTTGGCAGCAGTCGCAGCGTTTGAATTGTTAAGGGATACGTTCCCAGCAATAGATGACGCCTTTAAAGGTTTGATACATGACCTAAATGAAGTTACCAACCCTCTCAAAGCACTAAATGCGTTATGGATAGTTGGTATAGGAGAGATGGCAAAGTTTGCACTATCAGTGAAAAACTTAGGTTCTGCGATACTGACGGCAATAGTCGAACCATTTAAAAAAATAGCTAGGATATTTTCAGCTTTCTGGCAAGATTTGACATCTTTGGCAAATCCTTTTGGCGGTTCAGGTTTCTCTAACAAATTGGAGAGGGAGTTGCAGACTGGTTTTGTAGATGAGTTCACGGGAGCATTCCAAAAAGTTAGGTCAGAAGGTGAGGTATTTGATAACTTAATAGATTCATGGGTGGATGGTAAGCTTGTGGAGTTGTCTGATTCGGCAACACAGGTTGCAAAGTCAGTGGGTAGCGGTGACAAAGATAGTATTTCTGGAAGTTTGGAAGTGGCTTCTAAATCAGTCAACGAACTCGGCGAGGATTTCGAAGGGTTAGATAAAATTTTCAAAGGTGTTGGTAGAACAATAAAAGACTCGTTCAACGACTTGTTCAAAGGGTTGTTTAGCAAAGGTAAGTTTGAGTTTGATGACTTCTTGGACAATATGTTATCTGGTTTTTCACAGACTCTAGCTAACATGGCGACCATGGCTATATCTAAGCCTGTAATTGTTCCGATGGTGGGTACTGTTAGCGGTATGTTTGGTAATCAGGATACGGCACTTGCAGGTTTAAGTAGTCAAGGTGCTGGAGGATTTGGCGATATAA